CATTTGGACAGAGACGCACAGCAGACATCCCGACAATGTTATTATGCTTACCTGCGATGCCTATGGTGTTCTTCCCCCTGTCGCACGCTTAACTGAAACAAGCGCCATTGAGCAGTTTCTATTAGGCTATACAGCCAAAGTAGCAGGCACAGAGAAAGGCGTAACAGAGCCCCAAGCAACTTTTTCACATTGTTTTGGTGCTCCTTTTATGCCTATGCGACCGAAGGCTTACGCAGAGCTTCTAAGACAAAAGATTAAAAAACATAATGTTAACTGCTGGTTAGTCAATACTGGCTGGACTGGTGGTCCTTATGGCGAAGGAAAAAGAATGCCCATCGCCCTTACAAGACGCATTGTAACCTCTATTCAGAACGGATGGATGAAAGAATTTACCTTCAAGAAGCATACTTATACTGATCTAGAAATACCAATAGACTGTAAATGGATGCCAGAGGAGATTTTAAATCCAGAACTAGGATGGAAAAATAAAGAAAAATACGTTGCTCAAGCTAATAAGTTAATGAGCATGTTTATCGAGCAACTTAAAAAAGGCTCGTTTTAAAGAGGGAATGATGATTGAACGTAGGAGATTTAATAAAATGGTATGAACCCATAGATGGTAAAGAATACTATGGGATGGTTGTTTGCGTCGATGTGATGACCAAATACCAGAATACCTTTTTGATTGAGATTCTTCACGAACTCGACATTCACGAACTTGTAGAGATTTATTGGTTTGAAGATAAATTTACTGAACTTATTTGGAAAAGATACTTAGAAGTTGTTTCTGAGTTTAATCCTTGAAAAAATCAACAACAGTGTTTATAATATACAAATGAGTAACAATTTAAAGCGCAAGCTCAAGCGCAAAAAAAAGAGGCAAGCCCAAAAGGAACTGACTGCGAAAGTTTCTTTGTTTGGTCGTCTTGGTGACCAGTGCTTGGTTTGCGCCAAGCCTTTCGACAAGAAGGACAGAGAACAAGTAATGTCTTGGTCTGTCGTTGTTAAGAAAGAAGAAAACCAAGTTAACTTATACTGTCCCGACTGCTGGAATAAAGCAGCCGAGATTGTCGATGATTTTAAAAAACGAGTGGAGGAAAGAAATGATCATTGAATACACAAGAATTAGAGAAAATGCTACACCGCCTACGAGAGGCAACCCAAGTGACGCTGGGCTAGATGTCTTCTTCAATCCAGAAGACGGCAATAGCGTGACCCTAACACCAGGATCAAGCGAGCGGTTCCAAACAGGACTTCGCTTTGGTGTTCCTCACGGTTACATGCTCCAAGTAATGAACCGTTCTTCTGTCGCAGCAAAGCGCAACCTTGTTGTTGGAGCACACGTTGTTGACTCTGGCTATGACGGTGAAGTATTTATTGACCTTCATAACATTGGGAACATGAACCAGACAGTCGAAGCAGGCGCAAAGATTGCTCAGGTTGTTCTTGTTCCAGTTGTAGCCTTCAGGGCACTAGAAACAAACACTGGAAACCTTTACGACTGGTATCCAATCACAATTTCTGAGCGAGGAGAAGGAGCCCTTGGGAGCACAGGCGAATGAAAGGTTTAGTCCCCCCAGGAGGATACACAAATGAAGAAAAAGTCAACCACCCGAAACACTATAACGCTGGCAAAATCGAAGCGATCGATGCGATTGAAGATTGGGACCTTGGTTTTCACGACGGAAATGCGCTTAAATATATTGCGAGACATAAACATAAACAAAACCCTTGCGAGGATATTGAGAAGGCTATCTGGTATCTCCAAAGACACCTCGAAATCTTAAAGGCGAACAATGAAAAATAAATACCAGCATAACGAAGACGGAACAACCTTTATCTTTGTGGAAAGCAAGAATAAACACTTCCCAGGTAAACACACAATCGTCATTGATACAGAGGACTGGGATAAGGTTAAGGAACACACCTGGAGTATTAAAGCTGGTCCCAGAGATAGAACTCCTTATGCCAAAACCAAAATTCTAAATCCAGACGGAGGATGGTTGTATTACACTCGGCAAGGAAAAGAGGAAAGACAAAGACGAATGACTACTCTTTTACTTCACCACGCTATAACGGGAAAGCCCCAAAAGGGAATGGTTGTTGACCACGTAAGCCACAGTGGACTGGATAACAGAAAAGAAAATTTAAGGCTCGTGACCAGTTCCCAGAATAGTCAAAACAGGCGGTCCAACAGAAACTCCTCCTCACAATACAAAGGGGTTCGTTGGCATAAGGGAAACAAAAAATGGGAAGCAAAGATTGGATACAAAGGAAAGCAAAACTACCTCGGCTTATTCACCTGTGAACACCAAGCTGCCTTAGCTTATAATAAAAAAGCTTTAGAACTATGGGGAGAACACGCCCTTTTAAACGAAGTGGAGATACAATGATTAAAGTTATGAGCCCGTCCGATTGGACAAGAGAGAATAAAATGAAAGAAGCAGTATCATTTGACGATGTTCTAATGGTTCCTCAATACAGCGACATAGAAAGCCGCTCCGAGGTAAACATTAACAGCGATCTAGACGACAACATCACCCTTCATCTACCAGTCATTTCCAGCCCTATGGATACAATCACAGAGTTGGCTATGGCTCAAGAGATGAGCAGGTCAGGCGGTATTGGCATTGTTCACCGCTACAACTCTCCCAGAGAACAAGCAGAGATTATCGAAGAAGCAGTCATACAACTGGTTGATAATCCAGCCGCTGCTATTGGAATAACAGGGGACTTTATGGAAAGAGCCAAAGCCCTTGTTGAAGCAGGAGCAAAAGTTCTTTGTGTGGATGTAGCCCACGGTCATCACATTATGATGAAGAACGCCTTAACCAAACTTAAAGCAGAGTTCAGCAGTCAGATACATATTATGGCTGGTAATGTCGGCACACTAGAAGGTCTTAACGCACTAGCTGAGTGGGGTGCTGATTCTGTTCGCTGCGGTATTGGAGGAGGTTCTATCTGCTCTACTCGTCTCGTTACAGGTCACGGCGTCCCCACATTACAAAACATTATTGATTGTGCTAGAAGCCACCACGATGTAAAGATTATTGCTGACGGCGGCATCAAGAAAAGCGGAGACATTGTAAAAGCTCTTGCTGCTGGTGCTGACTTTGTAATGGTTGGCTCTATGTTTGCAGGAACAGACGAAACCCCAGGACAGGTGTTTACAAGCCAGTCAGGCAAGAAGTATAAAGTATACAGGGGTATGGCTTCGAAAGACGCTCAAACGGACTGGAGGGGCAAATCTTCCACGCCAGAGGGCATCTCAACTACAGTCGCCTATAAAGGTTCAGTCAAATCTGTTTTAAAAGATCTAGACGGCGGTATTAGAAGCGGACTTTCCTACACAGGAGCAAGAAACTTGCTTGAGTTGCGGACAAAGGCACAGTTTATCAAACAAACAAACGCAGGTCAACAAGAAAGCTTCACTCACATTCTTATGAGGAACAAGTAGTGGGAAAAGCAAAGTATCCACCAGCGCCGTCAGAAGAAGAGCGCAAGAAGTTTATGTTCTATGATACGGAGAAAAACCAAATAGACCTTCGTATCCGCCTACAATACGATGGAATGAACCAATCCAACTTCTTTCGTGCTATGATTGCTGGATACTTGGAAAAAAATGAACACATTATGGAATACATCGCAGAATACAAAGAAAAGTATATTATCCATAATAAGAAGAAACGCAAAGAAACAGCGCAACTGCTTGAAAAAGGCAGAGAGTTGGAAAATAACTTTGCTTTAGACGAAGATGATATTGAGAATATCTTTGACATTTTAGAAAAGGAACATCCAGATTTATGAAAAAGAAATGCTTTCAAATGTGCGTTGATAATGACGTATCATGTCCAGTAAACGATTGTCGTTACTGGATAAACTATGAACAAGATTTAAACTGCGCTATTGTATGTGCGAACCACAATGGACCTTTGTCTTTGCGAGAGGTAGCAGATAGAATGGGCGTTAGTTTTGTAAGAGTAAAACAAGTGCAGGACATTACTGTTGGGAAGTTTGTAAAAAGGCTAGCAAGAGAGGGCGTGAAAGAGACAGATGTAATGTCTGTTTTAGGTTCTCTTAAAAGCGGCGATGAAGACCATTCCTTAGCGTAATAAAAAATGCTTTTACTCAATCTAAGAACTATTTAATAGAGACAAATGCTGTTTTTCACTTCAAGGAGTTATACAAAATGAGCGACAAAAAAATGCTAAACGAAGCGTCTGTACGTAAGATGATGAAGCTTGCTAACATTCCTTCCCTTACAGATAAATTTATTAAAGAAAACTACTTCGACTACCCAGTTGAAGAAAAAATGCACTACCAACGCGATGAAGAAGAGCCTATGGACGAGCCTGCAATGGACGATGCTCCTATGGACGATGCTCCTATGGAAGAGCCAGAAATGGAAATGGACCTAGATATGGAAGAACCTGCTGGCGATGACCTTCCTGCTGCTGAAGAACTTGTGCAAGACCTTATGGGTGTTCTTGAAAAGCATTTTGATGATGTCGATTTTAATGTTGAAGTTGAAGGTGACGACGAGCCAGCAATGGATATGGACCCCGAACCAGAAATGGACCTCGACGAGCCGATGGACGACGCTCCTATGGGCGATGAGCCTCCTGCGACGGATGACGAAGAAGAGCCTATGATGGAAACCGACCTTGAAGAAGAAACAATCGAAGAAACCGACCTTGAAGAAGGCGATACAGAAGATCTTGCGGCTTACAATCCAGATGCCGCTACAGCAGAAGTATTCGCTGACAAAGCCACAGGCTACGGCGGTCTCGAAGAAGAAGAAGAATCGCTCGAAGAAGAAGATTTAGAAGAAATGGAAGATGACCACGCTCACAGCAAGCTCATCGACGCCATTGCAGCCAAGGTTGCCGAACGTCTTCTTGCCGAGGCAAAGAAAACAAACAAATAATTTAATAATAAAAAAGTTTGTTAAACAAGTTAAGCCGGGAAAAATCCCGGCTTTCTTTTTTTGATTTGGTGTTTATAATATAGGCAGAGTTTTACGGAGGATCTATGGATTTTGGAACAGCCTTATTTTTATTTCTAGCAGGCGTCTTTTCACACCAGCTTGGAAGCTATCTTTTCATGGAAGCAAAAAAGATTTTGTTTTTCAATGATGTTGCTTTTGGAAGTTTAAGAATCTTTAAGTTTGTTGTTGAAGCAGCCGAGATGATGCACAAGTTTAAATACGAAGAAATGGAAAAGAACAAAGCATCAGAAGAAGAGATAGAAAAAGAAAAAGAAGATGATAGAAAGATGCTTGGCGTCTGGAAAGAGGTGGCTATAACAGGAATTAGGCAAATGCTGCCACCAAAGATGCAACCTTTGTTAAGATTTAACAACTGGGAAGAGGCAATGAGACTACTTAATAATAGAGACAAAAAGGAATAGTATTATGCCCTCCCTAACTCCAGATAAGCCAAAAAAGACAAGAAAGAAAAAATCCAAACAAGAAGAAGCACCCGAAGAGGAACTTCCAGGTCTTCCTGACTTTCCTATTATCTTTAACATGGATGCTCCCTCTTCGAAACCTAAAGAAGAGATTAGAACTATTGGCTTGTACGGAACAATCAAGGAAGAGGTATGTGCAGAGGTTGTATACTCTCTTATAGTTCTTGATAAAACGGGGAAAAAGATTATCCCGCCGCCACTTGATGACCCAGAAGGTCCAGAAGAGGAAGTTCACCTACCCATTGAAATGATTATTTCATCTTACGGCGGCTCCGCAGCAGACATGTTCTCTGTCTATGATACAATGAGAGACGTAAGACAACGCTGCGACATTGAAACACAAGGTCTTGGAAAGATAATGTCTGCCGCAGTTCTTCTTCTTGCAGCAGGAACCAAAGGTAAGCGCAAGGTTGGAAAGCATTGTCGAGTTATGATTCATGGTGTTATTTCAGGTCAACACGGACACATCTCAGACCTTGAAAATGAAATGGAAGAAGCCAAGTGGACACAAGGACAATACATAAAAGCACTTGCCTCCGAGACAAACATGACTGAAAAGTATATCAAAAAGTTAATCGATAAAAAAGTAAACATTTATTTAGACGCAGAAGACGCGGTAGATTTAGGGATTGCTGACATTATCGTATGAGGTGTATTATGAGTTGGCGAAAGAATTTTTATAACAAACGCTCTGCAAAGAAGCTAGGATGGGAACCTTCTTGGTTTGGCGCATCAGGGTTTAACGCAGAACTAATCGCAAAGATTATGGCTTTTCAAGAAGAGCACGACCTTGAAGCAGATGGCTTGTGCGGAGAAATGACTTACCGCCGTAAGATTGCTACGCGACAAATGCTAGTCCTTGGCGATGAGGAGGTAGATAGTGTTGACAATAAGAACTTTATTTACTGTGATGGCTTTAAAAAAAGGATTATGTGGGATAAAGTCAAGACTTCTTGGCTTCCAGACAACTGCTATAAGACCTATACAAAGTTCAGAAAGCCCACAATGATTGTGACCCATTGGGACGCTGCTCTTTCAGCGGCTTCTTGCAAGCGCATTCTAGAAAAGAAAAAGATCTCTACTCATTTTGTTATCGACAACGATGGAACAATCCTTCAGTTGGTTGATACAAACCACGCAGCTTGGCACGCAGGCATCAGGAAAGTAAACAATGCCTCTATTGGTATTGACTTTTCCAACGCTGTCTACACCAAGTATAATCTTACTTACCAGCGCCGAGGTCACGGATTACGCCCAGTCATCGAGGATTGGCGCGTACACGGACGCAAGATTAAACCCTTCCTTGGGTATTACCCTGTACAGATAGAAGCCTACAAGGCACTATTAACTGCCCTTCACGAGCATTATGAGATAGAGCTTAAGTGCCCTCTTACAGAAAACGGTAATCTTGTCCAAGGAGTTGACCCTGACGCAAGAGATGCAAAGTTCAAAGGAGTTGTAAACCACTACAATCTAACAACAAAGAAGTGGGATTGTTCAGGACTACAACTTGATGAAATATTAAAAGAAATCACTTGAAATATTTTACAATGTGTTTATAATATAGAGTAACGCAACGAGGTATAAATGTCTAAACACTACCAGTCCGGTACAGGACTAAATGAAAAGATCCTTAACGGGGTCAACAAGCTTGCTGATAATGTAGCAAGCACGCTTGGTCCAAAAGGACGAAACGTTATCTTACACAAAAAGGGTGGGTCACCCATTGTTACGAAAGACGGTGTAACTGTCGCTAAGTTTATTGAGTTTGATGATCCGTTTGAAAATGTCGGAGCACAAATTCTTAAACAAGCAGCACAAAACAC